TTCTTTAGTGATAATGTAACATGCCCTACATGCACCCAGCCTATAGAGGAATCATTTCGCTTAAATAAAATTAAAGACGTTCAATTAAAAGCAAAAGAGTTGCAGTCTGGTTATCACGAACTAGAACAAACAATAAAAAAAGAACAAGAAAGGGAACGTCAATTTACCACACTATCAAAGGAGATTACTAAACTTACGCATGGCATTTCTAAAAACAATACTCTCATCTCTAACTGTCAACGACAGCAACGAGATTTGGAAAGTGAAATTCAAACACTTACCAATCAACTTGAAAACAGAAATACTGAGCATAACAAGTTAGAAAAGTTCAAGTCAACCTTACAGGAGACCTATGAGTCCTTAGCTACCCACAACCAGACAATCAAATACTACAACTTTACTTACGAACTACTAAAAGATGGTGGAGTTAAAACTAAAATCATCAAGAAGTATCTACCACTGATAAATCAGCAAGTAAACCGTTATCTACAGATGATGGATTTTTACATAAACTTTACTCTTGATGAGGAGTTTAATGAAACCATTGAATCCCCAATACATGAGGATTTTTCATACAGTTCCTTTAGTGAAGGAGAGAAACAACGAATCGACTTAGCACTTCTCTTTACATGGAGGGAAGTTGCTAAGTTCAAAAACTCAGTAGCAACTAACTTAATGATACTTGATGAGGTGTTTGATAGTTCATTAGATGCCACAGGAACAGAAGAGTTTTTAAAGATCATTAGGTATGTTATTAAGGATGCAAACATCTTTATCATATCTCACAAGAGTGGATTGGAAGATAAGTTTGAAGATCACATTCGATTTGAAAAACATAAAGGATTTAGTAGGATTATCTCATGATTGGAATTGTTGGTAATGGCTTTGTTGGTAATGCAGTTTATCAGAACTTTAGAGACAAGACACCGTGTAAAGTCTATGACACGGATAAGAATAGATCACTCAATACACTGAGTGAAGTAATAGAACAGGATTTTATATTTGTATGTTTACCTACTCCTATGAGATATGGTGGGGAGTGTGACCTATCAATATTAGATAACTTTTTCGAGGGATTACCAGATAATATCACAGGAACATTTGTAATTAAATCAACAGTGCCAATTGGAACAACAAAGAAATATTATGAACGACATAATGTAATTCACAACCCAGAATTTCTAACAGCCAGAAATGCAATACAAGATTTTGCCAACTCAGAAAGAAACATTGTCGGTGGAGAACCTGAGCTATGCAATGATTTTGTTGATTTCTTTAACAAGCATTTCCCTAATATCCCAAGTATCATTACCACCTCGGATGAAAGCGAAACAATTAAATATTTTTCTAATACATTCCTCGCTTACAAAGTAGCATACTTTAATAAGTTGTATGATTTATGTCAAGCAACTAGAATGAATTATAATGTAGTATGTGAAGGAGTTACTGCAGATACTAGAATAGGAAAATCACACACCAAAGTGCCTGGTATAGATAATGATCGGGGATTTGGTGGAACATGTTTTCCTAAAGATCTGAACTCATTGATTGTTCAGATGGAATCTCATGGTTTAAACGCTGACATGCTTAAAGAAGTATGGAAGTATAATGAACAGATTAGAAAAGTTATTGATTGGCCAGTGACATGAAAGTATTAATTACAGGGCACAAAGGATTTATTGGTCGGCATGTCTTTGCTGACTGGAGAAGAGAACTCGGATATGCACATGTTCGTGGTATAGATCATCCTGATTGTGTATCAAGTTTTAAGGGTGGTGACTTTGATCTAGTCATTCATCTTGCTGCATGGGCAGACATTCGTGAGAGTATAGCATCTCCAGATGCATACTACATTAACAACGTGGTCAAAGCAAGACCATTGTTTGATTGGTGTAGAGAAACAGATACTCGATTACTATATGCTTCATCAAGTGCTGTTGATGGTAATTATTGGGAGAACCCATATGCTATGAGTAAGTGGATCAATGAGCAGATGGCTCCTCCTAATTCAGTCGGAATGAGGTTCACAACGGTCTATGGCCCCGATACTAGAGATAATATGATGTATGGGTTACTCAGAGATAAAAAGGCAACTTATGTAACAAACCATAAAAGAGATTGGATTCACGTTCAAGATGTCTGCACTGCCATAAGATTTCTTGCTCCTAGCACACTTACAGGCCCTGTTCCCATAGGATATGGTGAATCAGTTCCAGTTAAAAGTCTAGCAGAAAAATTTGGTCAGGGTGATTTACCAGTAAAAGAGTTTACACCTGGTGAAGTTGATGATAATGTGGCTGATATATCCATGATGATGAGTATCGGATGGGTTCCTATGATAAATATTCTTGATACTGTGCAGACCGATGAACATTCCTAATTGGCAACATCACTCAAAAAAAGAACAGAAAAGAACTCTGAAACCTCAGGCCCTGCGACAGGCAAAGGCCAGGCTTAGACACTTAAAAAAGTTGCACACTATCCACCCTCGCAAGGTGGATTTGCAGTATTATGGCCATATACAGAGAAACACAGATGTCATTACAAGAAATCAAATCAACCCTTGCCAAACTACTTGCAACTGAAGATCTAATCGTAGAGCACAAGCAAGTTGAGACAGCATCATTCAATGTCGAAACTCGTGTTCTAACATTGCCATTATGGGAGAAAGCAACCAACTCAGTATATGATATGCTTGTTGGTCATGAAGTATCACATGCACTCTTCACTCCTAATTTTGATTGGTCAATAGATAATCCACTTCCACACGGTGTTGTAAATGTGGTTGAAGATGCTCGTGTTGAGAAGTTGATGAAGCGTAAGTATCTTGGTATTGCAAAGACATTCTTCAATGGATATAGTGAGTTACATACTCAAGACTTCTTTAGTGTAAATAATCTAGACATTGATGAGATGAATCTTGCAGATCGTATCAATCTATTCTTTAAGATTGGTAGATTTGTTGACATTAGTTTTACGGAAGAGGAGATAAAGATTCGTGATTTAATTGATGCTGCTGAGACATTTGATGACACACTTCATGCTGCTAAACTTCTTAATGATTATTGTGAAGAGGAGATGGATAGAAAAGGTGTAGATGCAAAGCCTGATGATGATGAAGAGTTAGTAGAGTTAGAGATGCAGGGTGGTAATGGTCAAGGTAATGGTGATGGTGAAGGAGAAGGTCAAGGTAAAGGTAAAGGTAAGGGTGACGAAGATGGTGAAGAAGATCCAGTAGAAGAAACACCTGATCAGTTAGTTATTGATCCAAATCAACCTTGGGATCAGGGATCAACACAAGTCGGTGGATTGAAGGGAGCTACTGGTTCAATAGACAAAGAAGTAGAAGTTAGAACTGCTGAAAAGTTAGAAGAGAATATCAGAGAACTCATCAATACAGGTGGTCAGAATCATGTATATGTTGGCATCCCTCAAGTTAATCTTGATACTCTCATTGCTGATAATCAAGAGGTTCATGATTACATAGATGAGTCTTTTGCAGAAGATGAGAAAAGATATAATGATGAGATTTTATCACAAAGGAAAACAACCACTCATTACAATAATAGAACTGGTGAGTTTGAGGAGATAGAACTTAAAGCCCTCTTTGAGGAAGTGGATAATGACTTCTATGCATTCAAGAATAGTGCAAAGAAAGAGGTATCTTACTTAGTCAAAGAGTTTGAGTGTAAGAAATCTGCTGATGCATACTCTCGTTCATCTACTGCTCGCACTGGTGTTCTTGATACTGCAAAACTTCACACATACAAGTATAATGAGGATCTATTCAAGAAAGTAACTATCGTTCCTGATGGTAAGAATCATGGCCTTGTATTCATACTTGATTGGTCTGGTTCTATGAACTACATCATGCAAGATACTCTAAGACAGTTATACAATCTAATCTGGTTCTGCAGAAAAGTTCAGATTCCATTCGAGGTTTATGCCTTTACTAATGAGTGGAATGAAAGATCAGATATGTCTTGGAATGCTGAAGAGCAAAGATATGTCTCTAAATATTCTCCTCTAAAAGAACATTGTGAAAGAGTGGAGCATGGACTCTATGTTGATAGTAGATTTGCTTTACTTAATATATTGACAAGTAAAACAAATGCTAAGACTCTAGAGAAACAGATGATCAATATCTGGAGACTCGGATGTAAGTTCAACAACAACAGTTACACATTCTACAATATTCCTCGTAGATTAAGTTTATCAGGCACTCCATTGAATGAAGCAATCGTTGCACTGCATCAAATCATTCCACAGTTCCAGAAAGATAACAAAGTTCAAAAGGTTCAGTGTGTGATACTAACTGATGGTGAGGCAGGTTCAATACCCTACAACAATACTGTAGAGCGTAAATGGGAAGACGAACCATATATGGGCACTCGTAGCCCTGACTACGGCAATGTATTCTTGCGTGATCGTAGACTTGGTAAGACTTACCTATTCAAGTATGGTTATCATCATTTCACAAACTCTTTACTAGAGAATCTTAAAGATAAATTTCCATCTGTAAATCTTGTAGGTATCAGACTTGTTCCTAATAGAGATGGAATGCACTTTGCTAGAATGTATGTTGAACCAGAATCTAAGGAGATGCACAAGATTCAAAATGATTGGAAAAAGTCTAAGAGTTTTATAATCAAAACATCTGGCTATGATGCATATTTCGGATTATCCTCTAACACTTTATCAGGTGATGATGAGTTTACTGTTAAGGAAGATGCAACAAAAGCAGACATCAAAAGGGCATTTGCCAAGTCACTCAAAGTGAAAAAACTAAATAAGAGAGTATTGAGTGAATTTATCGAATTAGTAGCATAGGAGGTATGTATGAGTGGAGATGTAGGATTACAAGATGAACCAATTCTTTTTTATGATGAAGAGATGACAGTATCAAAACTGATTGTCTTGAAACATAAAGGAGTTGAGTTCGATATGTATAACAAAGTAATGAAGAAAATAAATAAGAAAAAATGATTATTTTCTCTTTCATACTTTCGTTATTTGCAAATCACTTACCAGTGATGTATGTTCAAGTGCCTCAATGGGCAGATGATTGGGCAGTGTGTGCAGTAGATATACCTGATGCAAAATGTCATTGGTATGTCATGGCTCCAGACAATACATTTGGTGAGGGATTTGATTGGGAAAGTGCACCTTGGTTTGATGCCAATGGATTAAATGATGTAGCACCAATGCAAGCATCAACAGTAGTAGAAAAATTACAAAATCAATGAAGACATTTAAAGAGTTTATGCAAGAGAGTAGTCTCTCTAGAATAAAAAGTAAATCTGATAAAGGTGGGATGGCTGCATTGTCTGCATCTAGAGCAGGTAAGTCTGCGAAAGAAAATCGTGCGAGAGCAAAGCAATTAGATAGAGATATTCGTGGTAGAGGATTAGGTGGTGCTACGAAAGTAACTGGTTCATATGTAGAGAAGGGTGATGATGGTAAAGAGAAGAAAGTAAAAGAAAGAAGTCATGTTGTCACTTCTGGAAAGATGGGTAAGAGAAAGTTTAAGAAGGCAGTAAAGGCACTTGGTAAGAAGTATGGTCAGGATTCCGTGTTGACACAAACTAAAAAAACTGGTACACTATCAGCAACACGTAAAGGTGGATTAGGCAAAGCAAAAAGAATAGGTTTAGGTAAATTTAAAGCTGGTGGTAAAAACCCAGAAGGACAATCACAAATTAAAGGAAAGACTTTTACTTATGGATAAAAAACCTTATGATGACTCTAATTGGAGAGAAGAATACAAACAGTATACGAGTAACAAACGTTATCTTGAACTATTAGAAAATGGGCCAAAGAGTCTCTCACAATCATGGTTACTTGGTGCGCTATATAATGAGTGGAAAAAAATGAAAGGTTATAACAAGTT